ATAGGGACTGTCCCTATTTATTGCGGTTCGCGGGCTATGCGTCGGTGTTCGACCGGGTGGACCGGGGCGGCGATGTGGTGCGCGCGGGGGCGTTTGCGGCGAGCCTGACGGAAGGGCGCGCGGTGCCGCTGCTCTGGCAGCATCGGCCGGGCGCGGCGATCGGCGTGATCGAGACATTGGCGGAGGATGCGCGCGGGCTGCGCGTCGTGGCGCGGGTGACGCATCCGACGGCGGCGGGGCTGGTCGCGCGCGGGGCGCTGACGGGATTGTCGTTTGGCTATCGGGTGCGGGCTTCGCGCGGGGATGGTCCGCGCGAGCTGCTGGCGCTCGACCTGGCCGAAGTGAGTCTGGTGGCGGCGCCGATGCAGCCGGCGGCGCGGGTGATCAAGGTGGTGAAGGAGTGACGAATATGGACGATATGGAAATGAAGGCGGACGCGCTCGACGGGGCATTCGATGCGGTGCTGGCGGCGGAAGCGGTCGATGAGCTGAAGGCCTCGGTCGCGGCGCTGAAGGCCCAGATCGATGCCCAGGCGGTGGCGGCGTCGCGGCTGCCGCTCGACGGGGCGAAGGCGGCGGCCGATCCGGCGCGCGATGCCTTTGTCGAGCGCTATATCCGGCGCGGGATCGATGCGGGCGTGGAGATGAAGAGCCTGTCGGGCGCGTCGGGCGGCGAGGGGGGCTATGCCGTGCCGCGCGAGATCGACGGCGCGATCGCCGCGACGCTGAAGGGGCTGTCGCCGATCCGGTCGATCGCGACCGTGGTGCAGACGGGGACGAGCGGATATCGCAAGCTGATCGCGACCGGAGCGATGGGCGCGGGCTGGGTCGGCGAGACCGACGCGCGGCCGGCCACCGGAACGCGCAGCTTTGCCGAGATCGCGCCGCCCTCGGGCGAGCTTTACGCCAATCCGGCGGCGAGCCAGGCGATGCTCGACGATGCGATGTTCAACGTCGAGGACTGGCTGGCCGAGGAGCTGGGGCGCGAGTTCGCGGTCGCCGAGGGTGCGGCCTTCGTGACCGGCAACGGCACGAACCGGCCCAAGGGGTTCCTGACCTATACGGCGACGAACGAGGCCGACGGCGTGCGTGCCTTCGGCTCGCTGCAATATCTGGCGACGGGGACCGCGGGCGCCTTTCCGGCGTCGAACCCGCAGGACAAGCTGGTCGAGCTGGTCCATTCGCTGAAGGCACCGTATCGGCAGGGGGCGTGCTGGGTGATGAATTCGGACACGCTGGCGCGCATCCGCAAGTTCAAGACGACTGACGGCGCCTTCGTGTGGCAGCCGGGGATGGTCGAGGGGCAGGCGGCGACGCTGCTGGGATACCCGGTGGTCGAGGCCGAGGACATGCCGGACGTGGCCGCGAACAGCCTGTCGGTCGCTTTCGGCAATTTCCGCGCCGGTTACCTGATCGCCGATCGCGGCGAGACGCGCATCCTGCGCGATCCGTTCAGCAACAAGCCTTTCGTGCATTTCTATGCAACCAAGAGGGTCGGCGGTGCGATCATCGATTCGCAGGCGATCAAGCTGATGAAATTCGCCGCCAGCTAAGGCTGGTGCGCGAGGGGCGTCCGGTTCCTTCCCAACCCTTTCGGGGAAGGGCCGGGCGCTACCGCCTGTATCGAGCTTCCGCCCAGGGCGGTCGCTGCGCGACCTTCACCCCCACCCAGCTTCGACTAGCGAACAAGTTCGCAAGTCTTTGCAACTCTCCCCCTTGGAGGGGGAGGGATGTTATTTGGAAAGGATGGCCCTGCCATGCCGAATCCCTTTTTCGCCGATCTGGTGCGCGAGTTCGCGCAGGACGGCGGGACCGGGCCGCTGACGCCGACCGGCGCGGTACCCGGTCACCGCCGCTTTGCCGGGACGGTGCCGCCCGATACCCCGTTTCATTATGCCATCGCGGGGGTCGGCCAGCCCGGTCAGTGGGAGGCCGGGCTGGGCCGCATCGACGCGAGCGGCCGCTTGCAGCGCGATACGGTCGCGGCGTCGTCGAACGGCGGCCTGCCGGTCGATTTCGCGCCGGGACTGAAGACGGTCGCGCTGACCGTGGGCGCCGGCTGGTTCGCGGCGAGCGACGCGGCCGCGGCGGCGGTCGCGGGAACGCTGGCGGCCAAGCAGCCGCTGTCGACGACGCACGCCAACGCCGAAAGCGGCGCGGTCGATGACCGCGTGACGGTACGGCGCGGCACCGGCTGGGTGAACCTGCCGCTGGCGGCGCTCGCCTGGCGCGACGGTAGCGGACGCTATCAGATCGACGGCCCGATCGCGGCGGCGGGCGGCACCGCCGCGGCGCCCGCGATCGGCTTTGCCGCCGACGGCGACACCGGGCTGTTCCGGCCCGCGAGCGATAGCCTGGCGCTGGCGACCGGTGGCAGCGAGCGGCTGCGCGTCGATACCGCGGGCCGCGTCGGCATCGGAACGACGGCACCGGTTTCCGAACTCGATGTCGTCGGCACGGTGACGACCGGCTCCTCGGCCGCGACGTCGGGGATCACGGCGTTGGCGGTGCGGTATAATAGCGGGAGCAGCATCGCCACCTTTGGGACGCTGCGCGGCTCGGCGGCGATGGCGCTGGGCTTTTCGGTCAAGCCCTCGCCGACGGCCAGCGGCGGATGGGTGTCGTCGGTCGGCGGGGCCAGCTGGCCGCGCGCGGGCGTAACGGTCAGCGGGACGCAGATGGTCGTCGCCTTTGGGCCGTCACAGACGACCGCGGCCGGCGACCCCGTCACCCTGACCAATGGCTTTGTCGTCAACGCCAGCGGCGCGGTCACGCCCGGCGCCGACAATGGGCAGACGCTCGGCGGATCGTCGCTGCGCTGGTCGGTGGTCTATGCCGGCACCGGCGCGATCAATACCTCGGATGCCCGCGACAAGGCGTGGCGCGGCGCCTTGTCGAGCGCCGAACTGGCGGCGGCGCGGCGGATCGCCGGCGACCTCGGCTTCTATCAATGGCAGGACGCCATCGCCGAAAAGGGCGTGGACGGGGCGCGGTTGCACTTCGGGGCGCGAGCGCAGGCGGTGTGGGCGATCATGGCCGATGAAGGGCTGATCGACCCGATCGTCGAGGGGGTGCGGCCCGACAGCCGCTATGCCTTCCTCTGCTATGACGAATGGGCGGAAGAGCGCGACGCGGCCGGGCAATCGGTCGTCGCCGCCGGCAATCGCTTCGGCATCCGGCCCGACCAGCTCGCGCTGTTCCTGATCGCGGCGCAGGAGGCGCGGCTCGCCGCTTTGGAGATGGCGGCATGATGGGCGGTTCGGCGCTGTCGTCGCGCGCGCTCAGCGATGCCGCGCGGCGCGACCTGGCGAGCGAATGGAGCGGCCCCGGCCCGGCGGCGACGCAGCTGGCGCTGCCGCTCGTCCGCGAAACCACGCGCCGCCTGACCGTGCGCAAGCCGTGATCGGCGGCGAGCATAAAGAAGGACGAGCGATGGCGATGATAGCGAAGGATCCGGGAACGCGGATCGATTTCGAATTCGACTGGGCGGCCGCCTATCCCGACGGACAAGCGGTGCTCGCGAGCGACTGGGAGGTCGCGCCCACGGACGATGGCGGCGTCACGGTCGCGGCGGCGGCGCACGACCTGACGCGAACCACCGCGACGCTGGCGGGCGGCATCGCGGGGCGCGTCTATCGCGTGACCAATCGGGTGACGCTGAGCGACGGGCAGATCGACGAAAGATCGGCGGCGGTGCGGGTGGAGGAACGATGATGAGCGAAAGTCCACTGCCGGGAGCGAGTCCGGTCAGCCTGAATGAAGCGCGGGGCTGGTTGCGGCTGGGCGCGACGATCGACGATGCCGTCGTCGCGGGGCTGATCCGCGCCGCGACCAATATCTGCGAGGCCTTCATCGGCCGATGGCTGATCGTGCGCGCGGGCGAGGAGACGGTGCCGTTGGACGGCGGTGCGGTCGGGCCGGGCGTGCGGCCCGTCGTCGCGGTCGACACGGTCGCACTGCTGACGCCGGGCGGCGATGAAGCGGTGCTGGACGAGGCGGCCTATCGCGTGCGCATCGCCCGCGACGGCGCCGCGTCGATCGTGATTCACGATCAGGGCGATGCCGATCGCGCGCGGATCGCCTTTCGCGCCGGAATGGCGGCCGAAGCGAACGGGATTCCCGAGGCGATCCGGCAAGGCATCGTCCGCATGACGCAGCATCTGCACGAGGCGCGCGACGGGAGCGCCGCCGCGCCGCCCGCGGCGATCGCGGCGCTGTGGCAGCCCTGGCGGCGGCTGACATTGGGGGGGAGGCCATGAGAACGGCCGAGCAGGCGCTGCGTGCGAAAGCCATCGCGCTGCTGGCCGCCGATGCCGAGCTGGCGAGCGTGGTCCATGGCGTCTTCGACGGAATGCCGCCGCGCGCGAGCGCGCCCTGCGTATCGGTCGGCGCGGCCGATGGCGGCGACTGGGGAACCAAGGATCGCGCGGGGCGCGAAATCCGGCTGACGGTGATGCTTCACGGCGTCGGCGACAGCCTGGACGACCGCGCGGCGGCGCGGGTCGAGGCGGTCGCGGCGGGACTGCGCGGTGCGGCCGAAGGTTGGACCGTGGTCAGTGCGCGGATCGTGCGGACGCGGTTCGGGTTGGCGCGTGAGGGTGGATGGCGCCGGGAGCTGGTCGTGCGGTGCCGGTGCCTGGCGGCGGATCAGGGGTGATTGCCGCGTTTGCGGCGGGAATGACGAAGATGGGAGAGGTCCGGTTGCGGCCGATTGCGGACCTAGTCCTCCCTGCGGCGCAGCCGTGGAGAGGGGGACCGCCGCGAAGCGGTGGTGGAGGGGCTGCGACGGTTGCGCCAAGGGCCCCTCCGTCAGCGCTGCGCCAAAGGCGCAGTTTGCCCTGAGCGCCTGCCAAGGCAGTCGAAGGGCGCCGCCACCTCC